TTTCCCAGTATATCCCTGACTCAGGAAAATAACATGAACCCGCCTTTCCTATAATACCATATTCAGGGTTTTCTTGGAAGTTTTTAAGTAACTTTTTACCCCAACCTGTTTCTAGTTTAATGTCGTTGTGTACACACACAACAATGTTGTTTTTAGATTCTCTTATACCTCGATTATAAACCTCCGATAATGAATATTGATTTAGGTTTTCATATTCAATTATTTCAAAATTTTTAACACCAACACTTTTTGATAGGTGTTCTTTAAATTTTTGATTATAGTTTGAATCTTTATGTGTTGAATATATTATTGTAATCATCCTCTTAATATTTTAAAATTTTTGAAACTGTATCCGTCGTAGATATAATCGAAGAAGTAGTTTGTATTAAAAACAGGTTCTCTCATTGGTTGAACGGGAACTAAATCTTGAGCAATTGTTCTTGCAAAAACTCTTTGGACATTTAAACCAATCCTTTCCATAATTTCACGATTGATTTCTCGTCCAATTTCTTCACTTAGTGTTCTTGTCAATTCAGCTTCAATATCAATCCCATGATAAGTGGCAATATCTTGTGCTATTTCAGGAGTCCACTGAGCGCGAATGGTGCGACGACCCCCTCTAACTTCAACAGTACGTGTGTTTAAGTTAATTTCATCACTACACCCTCTTATAAATTTAAATTTATATAACATGGAAAAAATATACGAATATTTTTTGATAATCTAAAATTTAGAACTATTTTGAGTTAAAGTGTTATGATTATCTATGACTTTTTTAAAATCTTCTTTAGTGTTGTATAAATCAAGTGCACGATTTACTATTTTTTGAAGATTAATATTTCCATCAATGGTGCTCACTTTAAATTTTTTGTAAACACCATCAAGTATATTAACGCTGGTTAGTTTTGTTTGATATTTTGGCATAATATAAGTATATAAATTTATATATATTATAAAGAGTAAAAAATAACGGACATTTTATTATACTGTCCGATATTAATTATACACCTTCAGTGGTTTCACCACTATCTTGGTTGTTTATCTCCTCTACTTTTTTTATAATTTGGTCAATTTGTTGTTCCATGATTACAACTTCTTGAGGAGGTGTACTTGAAGTACCCTCGGTTAACTGAACACTAACTGTTTGATTAGTTGTTGATTGTGTCTTTTTTTTACATCCGCATCCCATGATAATTATTCTTTTTTTATAAATATTTTGGTTTATTGTTTTTTATTCTTTATCTTTTCATAAAGATATCAAATAGAAAATAATTAGTAAATGGAAACTAACAAAATTTACCACGGAGATTGTTTGGACTTATTCAAACAACTTAACGACGAAACAGTTGACTTATATGTGACAAGTCCCCCTTATAATGTGGGTATAGCATATGATGTACATAAAGATGATGCGCCAATGTCAGAATACTTTGATTGGTGTAGAAAATGGTTATCGGAAGTCTTTAGAACATTAAAGGATGACGGTAGAATTGCGTTGAACATACCTTACGAAATAAATGTTCGAGAAAGAGGTGGTAGGGTGTTCTTAGTGTCTGAGTATTGGCAGATGATGAAAGAAATTGGTTTTGGATTTTTTGGTGTTGTTGATTTAGAAGAAGATTCACCCCATAGGTCAAAAACCACGGCTTGGGGGTCTTGGATGTCAGCATCGTCACCTTACATATATAATCCAAAGGAATGTGTAATCTTGGCCTATAAAAAGGAATATAAGAAAAAAAATAAGGGATTGTCAGAATGGTCATTTACCGAAGCTGAGGTTGAAAACGAGGAAGGTAAAATTAAAAACAAGAAACTATATTCAGACAAGGATAAGGGTGAATTTATGGAACTTGTTTTCGGTCAGTGGAAATATTTTAATGATACTAAATCATTAACTAAAGCAACCTTTTCAATGGATATTCCGATGAAAGCAATAAAAATACTAACCTATAAAGATGACTTGGTTGTTGATTGTTTCTCCGGAAGTGGGACTACCGCACTTGCGGCGAAAAAGTTGGGTAGAAATTATATCGGATTTGAATTATCTGAAAACTATGTAAAAGTTTCCAATCAAAGATTGATTGACTACGAGAATAAAACTAAACAATTAGAGATTAATTTTATCGAACAGGATTAATGGGTGAACCTAAATACATATTTACCTTATCACCCTCTTTAAAATCGTTTGCCACACCGGCTGGGAACTCAATTACGTGGTCTCCTATGCCGGTGTATCTTTTTGGATTAAGTTCATTTCGACCGGCCGGTAAACAATTTCTATGTATTTTACTAATTCTATTCTTTAAAACAAAAAGAATGTCGAGAGGAATTAAACAATTTTTCATCCAAAAAGAATGGTGACCATTACCCCCCATATTAAAAACTATACACCCTTCCAAATTATCTCTACCCATCATACCCTTTTGAATTTCTTCAGGTGTGGACAAGTATTCTGCTTGGAATTTTTTATTATTAATTATTACCGACATAACTTATAAATATTTGACAATTTAATATTTTTTTATTATACTTTAAACTATGAAAACGATATTCAACGGACAATTTGATTTTGATAGCGATGATGAATTGGAATTGGTTTTAGATAATCTAAACCCACAAATGTCGTTGAAGGTTATCGAAATTGCATTAAACAAAGGTTTAAGAGAAGGTATATTTGACCTAACTGAATCCCATTGTCTTTACAAATCAATGCAGTTTTTAAAGAAAACCGAGGATAATAAGTTTAATAAAAATAATGAGGATTTGGAATAAAATATGAAGAATACTAAGGAAAAAAAATACCTAATCGATTTCTTTATTTTAAAGAAAAAACACCATTGGTTCTTGATACCATCCCTAATAATTTACCATAACAAATATGAATTTTTTGAAACAGGATTAACATCACCAGGATTTGGTTTTACGATACGTTTCTTAATTTTTATGGTTGGGTTCCAAGTACAAAAAAATATATATTACAAATATGAGAAGAAAAGTTGAATATGTGTGGTTAGACGGTTATACACCCGAACCAAATCTTAGAAGTAAAGTTAGGATTCTTGACCTAAATACTGAAATCGCATCTGATATCCCAACTTGGGGATTTGATGGTAGTTCCACAAAACAGGCGGAAGGTAATTTTTCCGATTGTTATCTTAAACCGGTAAAGGTTTACCGTTCAAATAATTTAAGTGACACATTGTATGTTCTTTGTGAAGTTTTAGATGGAAACAATGAAGTACATGAATCAAATAGTAGAGCCAAAGTTGGTGAAGAAGATGTTGATTTTTGGGTTGGGTTTGAACAAGAATATTTTATTAGGAAAGGACATAATCAAAACATTTTAGGATTCCATAATGGTACAATGATAGACCCACAAGGAAAGTATTATTGTGGAGTTGGTGGTCACATTTACGGCAGACATCTAACCGAAGAACATTTAGAAATGTGTTTGAATTACGGTATCAATGTTGAGGGAACAAACGCTGAGGTTGCTCTCGGACAATGGGAATATCAAATATTTGGAAAAGGTAAATTATCAACATCCGATGATTTATGGATGTCAAGATATTTTCTTTATAAGTTATCCGAGAAATATGAATATCAAATAGATTTCCACCCAAAACCAATTCAACATGGTGAGTGGAATGGTTCTGGTTTACATACAAACTTCTCAAATAAAAAGATGAGAGAATCGGGTAGTGAAGAATATTACAAAGCAATATTCAGGTCGTTTGAAACAAGGATGAATGAACACATTGAAGTTTATGGTTCTGATAATCATTTAAGATTAACAGGTAAATTTGAAACCCAATCAATGGATAAATTTTCTTGGGGAGTGTCAGATAGAGGTGCATCAATAAGAGTACCTAAAATTGTTGGTGAAACATGGAATGGTTATCTTGAAGACAGAAGACCGGCATCACATGCTGACCCATATAAAATTGTGAAAATAATATCTGACACATTAAAACTTGCGGAAGAATTGAATAACACTTTAAATAACATGTACAAAGATGTGAATGTTGAAAGTGTGTCACCAGAAAAATATCAAATGATGTCGAATGATGAACTTTTATCTGAATACAAAAAGGACGAAGAGTAATGAATTATGTATAAATTTGAACTAACCGAATCGGAAATTAAAAAATTCGAGAAGTGGAAAAAAGAAATGAAAAAAAAGGATGATTCCATGCCAACAGCCGGTGAAAGATGGACATTCATGTTCACACCATCTGGTTTGGGGACTATTGTTTGGGCAAAGGATGAAGCAACGGGAGAGGAAATTGATTTAACCGATTGGGATAATTTTTAAAAATATGATAACACAAGAAATATTAAGCACGTTTGTTTACAAAACACTTGACGGTAAATTTGCTGTAAGTGACCCTACAGAGTTTGACCAAATAATTGGTTATTACGATACGTTGATTGAAGCAGAAAATGCGTTCAAAGAATTTATAACCAAAGAACAAATTGTATTTGAGTAATGTCAAAACTTGAAACACAATATAAAAATTATTTAAAACAAAATCCCGATTCAAAATTAACTTTTGGAGAATGGAAATCTACAGTTTTTTCGGATTTAATTTTGAAAGGTTTATCCGAAAGTGATGATTTTACAGAATGGGACATCACCCTTAATGATGGATTAGAAGATGAGTGGTGATAATATTGTTTGAATCAATAAGAAAATTATGAAGAAAAAACCTGACTTGGTTGTTTGGTCCGAAGAAAATGGATATGATGCGAATCTAAAATCTTACCCAACCAATTTAGGTGCTCCGAGTTTTGATTTACCAAATGTTGGTTTAATTAGAACAGAATCCGCAAAAAAAATGATGGATGTTTTTGAACAAGAGAAACGAGAAATTCTTGTTAAAATTGAAAAGTTACATCAAGAATATATGGATTCAATTATGGTGTGGGAATCAAAAATTTCTTTTGACCCAATTGTTGGTCATAGTTATTTTCTTTATAAATTTAATGGTGTGAATACACTATCATTAATATCCCCCAAACAATGGAATAAAGACGATTCTTTTATTGGGGAATTTATGTTGAATTCGGACAAAAAATGGATTAGAAAATGAATAAAGTTTTTTTAATAGATATAGACGGAACAATATGTGATGACATCAAGAATGAAGATAGTCATCTCTACTCTAGTGCCAATCATTTTCCAAGTGCACTTGAGATTATCAATAAATGGTACAATGAAGGAAATGTAATTACATTCTTTACCGCAAGAGAGAGTAAAGATAGAGAAGTTACCGAAAATTGGTTAAAGGAAAAAGGTTTTAAATACCATGGATTGGTTATGGATAAACCACGAATTAAAGACGGTCAAGAATATGTTTGGATTGATAACCGAAAGGTTAGAGCAATAACATACCTCGGAACATGGTCAGAACTAAAAGAAGTTGACGCAAAAATTCAAACATTTGAATAAGATGAACAAATTGGATAAACAATACACA